TTCTGTCTTGCGCGGAAATTACACCGAACGAGGAGAGGGTGAACGCGGACCAACCGGTCGTCCCGTTAGAAAACGTATTATTCGTGAGCAATTCCGGCGCCGGGAACGACCCGCGCAATTTCGCGCCCGGCGGCGACATATACACCCGTGACGATTGCCCGCGAAGCCGCTGCAGGAACGCCTGCATGCGGCCGCGTTGGCGAGCGGTATTGACGTTGTCGTTCGTGACCGTGAAATCGAAATTAATGCGTAAGCGATCGCCCAAGCGTTCAACGCTTCGGGTGGAGCCCACCGTCGGCGAGGAGAACGACGCCGTATTCGCATCGAGCGATATGGTCGCTTTCGCCTGATTGAGATCAGGCGGCAGGAGGAAGTCCATGGGTTAGCGCACCTGTCGCATATCGGAGTAGTCTTTCAAGAAGCGAATGCTCCGCGCTTAATCAAATCTATCACTTCGGCTTTGCTCTGCTGGACGGCGCGCTGCGTGCTCGCCTGGATCATCTGCGCGATCTGCGTGGAATCGGTCCGCGCGTCGATATAATTGTGGTTGACGACGGTGACGCCGCCCTGCTGGCCCGGTGTCTTGATCGATACTTGTTCGCCCGGCGTTGCGCGAAACGCCACGAGCTGCGAATCCGTACCGCCCGACCCGCCGACACCGAATGAGCCGCCGTTCGCGTAGGCTGGGAGCCCGGCGTTCATATCGCCATTGAACCAAACGCTAGTACTGTCGCCGCTACTACCCCCGCCGAAGAACGATTTCAAGCCTGAAAAGATACCGCCCAAGGCCGAGCCCCCGCCTTGATTTGAAAAGGCATCCTGCAGCCCCATCGCCTTGGCTAAGTCCATGGCCTCGGCATTGGCGACGATCGTTGCAAAGGCGTGGACGAAATTCGCCACAAGGCCCCGAAGGCCACCCTGGCCGATGCTCAAGAAGGCGTTCGCGAAGGTGGCTTCGACGAGTTGCCCGGTCTGAACGGCATACTGGCCCGTCTGGTCGAACATGCGTCGATTGTTCTCGCCCGCGATTCTGGCGTCTTCCGACATGAGCCGGTATGACTCTCTCATGGAGTCGGTTGATTCTCTGATCGAGTCTGAGATCGCCGCGGTGTTCTGTGCTTTCGCCGCGGCATCCAATCGTTTGTTCTCTTCCGCGTCATCGCGATGGAACGCCTCGCTGCGATTAATGCGCCCAGCGTTGAATAAGTCGTTGACCATTTCCTCGAAATGAATGCGCTTATCGCCGATCGTCTGCGTCTGCTTGTCCTCTTCGTCGAGTTGCTTCTTACGCTCCGCGGCCCATTTTCCGGTGATCCCAGTCCACAGCTTGTCCATTTCGTCGAGACTGTTTTTAAGCGCTTCTATCTTGCCTTTGCCCTGCTCATCGAGCGCGGCCGACACGTTCGCGTTCGGTCCTTTGCCCGAGCTATCGCTCCATTCCGATTGAAGGTCCTTTAATTCCTTTCGTAACAGCGCTACGCGATCTTCGCCCCAGTTGCCGGGCGAACTGAGCATTCTCTGTATTTGCTCGATTCGCGTTGCCGTGTCGGGGGCAAAGAAGTCATGGAACTGCTTGAGGCTATCGGCGAAATACGCAACGTCGTTGGCGGCCCAGTTTTTAAGGCCAGCCGTGAGGTGATTGATTTGCTCGTTAAACTTGGCGAGTTTCTCGCTGGTCTCGGCGTCCATGCCATTCGCCGCGCGCACCAACTCATCGAGGCCTGCAGCGCCCTTCGCGAGTACCGGCTCAAGTTCAAGGAAGGACTTGCCGAGGATCGTCGTGCCGATGCGCGCGCGGTCGGACGGATCTTCGATCTTACTCATCGCCTCCGCGATCGCGAGCAGCTGCACATCGGGCGCAAGTCGCTTCAAGCTTTCCGCGGATAGGCCGATGTCGTTGAAGGCAGAGGCAATCGTCGTATCGCCGTTCGCGCCCTTGGAGATGGCCACCTCCATGTTCTTGATGCCTTTCGACAGCGACTGAACGCTGACATCAGCCTCGCCAAAGGCCGCGGCCAATTGGTTGAACTGCGCTTGAGCAATACCCGCGCGCTCAGCGCCTTTGACCAAATTATCGCCCAGCTCGGCGATTCCCTTGATCTGTTCGGCGAAAATATTCACGATTTCGAAGCCGAACGCGCCCCTCAGGAGCCTCGTCGCCTTTTCCGAGAACTCCTGCACGTTGCCCAACGCCGAGCGGAACGCCGCGGCGGTCCCGTCTTCGCCCTCGAGGCGGAAGGTAGCTTTTGCGTCAGCCATCAAATACCCCTACGGCAAATCCAATGATTCGCATCGCTTCGAGAAAAATGGCGGGTTGCTCGGCAATGCCGCCGAGATGGAACAGATGGCCGTCCTTGTAATGCGCATACAGCGTCAGCCACGCCCTGGAGTCGGCCGTAATGGCGCGGCGGGGGCATTCCTTCGTCGCCTCAAGCACTCCGACGATCTCCCAGCGCGGTATCGGTGATACGCCGTCGACGCAGTTGCAGGAATCACAGGGCGCCCATTGCGGATCGCTCGCGCAGCCGGCCGCGAGAATCAAGTTTTTTTTTCAACGTCCGTGAGGAATCCATTCCTCCAGAGTTCACCCGCAATCTGGCCGAGCCAGATCATCCAGGTCGCCGAGCCGATATCACGAAGTATCTGTGAGGCCGCCTTGGGGCTGAATTCGATGGGCTGACCGTCAGCGGTGACGTTTTTCCAGCCAACTACGCCGCTGGCGAAGGCAGTTTTGACGCCGCTCCAATCCGGCACGTTGTTAGGCCCGAATGAGGCCTGGACGGTGTAGAGCGAGGCCTGATCGAGCGGCTTCAACTCGAATTCGACGATCGCGCCCTCGTCGGGCTGATAGGTCGGCGTGAACCAATAGGGTTGCAGCTTGCGCATTAGGTGAACGCTATCGTGATGGCATCGTTGCCGGCGGACGAGTCGACCAGGCCAAAGGGGAGCGTGCGCAGGCGCAGCCCGTCGCCGTCGGCGAAGTCGCGCGACATCCAATAAAGGCCGTTGGTCGCGGAGGCAATCGTGAACTTATTCCCGGCGACCGTGCCGATGATGCCCGGCGCGAAAGTCGATGTGGTGCCGTTCGCCAGCTGCGAATCGACGTCGATGACCGACGCCAACTCCGCTTCCAGGGTCATCGTGCCGGTAAAATTCTGATCCGTGATCTGAATTTGACTGTAGCCATCGACCGCGCCGATCGAGGGAGGCAGGGCCACCTTTTGATTCGCGCTCACGGTCCAATCGCGGCAGACGACCGTCGTGCCGCCAATGGTGATCGCCGAATTGATCGCCGCGCGCGGGACGACCGTGCTGTAGGTGGGCGAGGGGATCGAGACGTCGGTGGGCAGCACATAGTGGCCGGTGAACTTGAAGCTGACCAGCGGGACGCCACCGGCCGTGATCTTGATCGAGTAATCGCCGCGCGCACCGGTGATCTTGTGGAGTTTCACGCCGCCTTCATACCAGTAGATGGTGAGCGAATCGTGGTTGCTCGAAATCGGCTTGTAGGTGACCGAGGTCACCGCCACAACCGTCTCCGACATTGCGCAACCGCGCAGCAGCTGGCCCATTTCCGGCGCCGTGCCCGCAGTGCCCGATCCCTTGATTTCCATATCAAACGAGAGTTCGAGCAGTTGGCCGGCGAATATGGACTGCAGGCTGTTGAGGTTCGCGCGGACTACCGGGCGTGCGACCATCCGTAGACCCGCGATCTTTGGTGAAAGATTCTGCACCAGGACCGCGTTAGCGCCGGTGGTCGGCGTCGCGTCCGTGTTGTAGGTCGTCTCGACCTTCGCCAAGATGACTTCGTTTGATACGCGTAAATTGCCCATGTGTGTTCCTCAAGAAGGATCTAACAGATTCATGCGGTAGTGCACGAACCAAGTGGAAGCGAGCGAGCCCACAATCCGCTCCGCCGCGGAATTCGTTTCCGGCACGGTCGCGCCGCCGTAGCGGGTATCGATCACGAAACTTAAGCCCTGAGAGCGGTCTGCGAGCAAATCGACGGCAATCAATCGGCGCGCGTCCAATAATTTACTAAGCAGGGAGCGCTCATCGTCGTCACTCGCATACGCCGTCACCGACACCTCAATGAGACTGTCGATAAACGATAGATTCGAAGCTCCGAGAGCATTCGGCGGCGTGTCGGCGCCATAATTCACAGATACGCAGGGCACTTCCCGTTCGACCTCCGAGAGCGAGAGCGTACGATTGACGAATACCGGGCCGAGCGTGACGGCCGAAAAGCCCAAGTTTGCCGCCATGGCGTCAATAATCTGCTGGGCACGGTGACTCATTGTCGAAGATGCAGCACGGTCATACCGGTACCGTCGGGTTCCTGAGATTTAATCCGCCACTGGCCCGCCGCCAGAGTCAAGACCGTATCCTTCGTGAGCGCCGCTACATCCACGGTTCTGGCCTCAATGGCGGGACCGATACTCTCGATGTCGAGGCCGCTCAATTGCACGCGCTGGTAGGCGCCGTCGAAAATCCCCCAGAATTCCCCGGCTGGGTGAGACACGAGCAGACCGCCTAGCGACCGAATCATCGCCAAACGGTCTGCATCGTTCTCTAGCATGGTCTTAGACGACCTTCTTCTTCGCCGCGGCCGTGACGCTGACCAGAGCCGGCCCGGTCACGATCGTGCCCACGTATCCCAAAAATCCGCCGACGACCTTCTTCGGGTCGAGAGCGAACGTCTGGGTGTTATTGGCCGCGCTCACGATGGTGAAGGCCGCGCCGGTGATATCGGCCGCGCCCGTGCCATTGACATCCGACGCGCTTTGCAGCTTGCCGGTGATGCTGCCGGTGACAGCGCCGATCTGTTGAGTGACGAGGAATTCGCCGTCATAGATGCGAACATCCAACCATTTACCGCTACCGCTGGTGGCGTTAGCGGTAGCGGCAGCCGAGACCGCGTCAATCAACGACGTGGCTGTGGCAGCAGAAGCTTGACTAAACAACATAACTATTTCTCCTTTTTGCCGGACTTCACCGGCGACACAGAATCAGAAGGGGGTTCATCAACGACCGGGTCGGCCTTCGGTTCAACCTTTTCAGGTTTCACTTCTTCGACAGCACCGATATTGATGAGGTAATTGCCTGTCGCGGGATCCAGGTCTGCGGCGTCGCCGGCAGCTAAATGCCGTTCGACGCCGATGCATACACCGCGTAGCGCGCGGACTTGCATTACGACAGGTTCGTGCCGACGATGAATGCTTGCGGATAGCGAAGCATGATGTCGACCATCCATAAGGCACGAAGGCCGACCTGCGCCTGATTGAAGCGCGTTCCGCCGTTGTCGGTGGACAGCTCCAATACGCCCCAATCGCCGATCACGAGCTCATCCCATGAACCGAACATGAGATTGCCGGAGGCCAGCTGCTCGGATGACATGGCGTTGAAGCCGACGCACGTGCCTTCCAGCAGATTCGGGGTCCACAGCGGCGTATCGGTGCTGGTGAAGCGCTGCCGCTGCATCAGAATGGACGCGCCCGCAGTGTTAGTGACGAATCCCGGATTGCCACGAATTGCGTTCGCCGTCCCGGCCGTTTGCGGGAAGGCCAATATCTTGGCATAAGTGGCCGCTGCCGCATCCTGGCCGCTGGTAATACCCGTGGTGTTTTTGATACCCAAAGGTTGCGCGCCACCAGCACCGTTGATCGCCGCATTGTCCACGCCGTCGATCGCGATCACCGCGGCGAGATCCGCCATGATGAACTGCTCGGCCGAGGGTGACGCCTGGCGCAGCAGCTGCTCGCTCACGTCCGTGACGCAGATTGCCGTCTTCGGCGTCATGGACAGTTGTCCAAGAGCCTGATCGGCTGCAGTCGTAGACGCGCCGTCACCGCCCTGCCAGGTCACCGACTGTTTGCCGGTTTGCCGCGCGAAGGTGACATTGCCCTGCAGGCCTGACAGCTGACGGGCGCCCATGCGAATCGCGACGCTGCGATTGCGCAGGATATCGATGAACCCCATGTTGGTGACGTTCACCATGTATCCGCCCTTTGAGCCGGGCTGCGTTGCCATGGCGCGCTGCTGCTCCATCTCCATGGACGACATGGACATGGACCGGGTCAACACTTCGCCAGGCAGGAAAATGCTTGCCGCGCCTTCGCGACCAAGCCGTTTCGCGACGGCTTCTGAGCACTCCCGTTCGAATGCAGCCGCCTCAAACGTTGACCGGTCATTGGGATTTCGCAAGGACCGAATCGCCTTAATCAGGCTGTAGCGTTGAGCTTCGTTTCCAGAGAGCCCAAGCGCCGATGCAGCGGTCGGCTTCAACTTGCCCCGCTCCTCCATGACGTCAAGGATCTGGGAGGAAACCCCGCTCTTCCCTTGAAGCAGCGTGCCTTCCTCGATCCAGCGTGCTTCGACGCGAGAGTCAATCTTGTTGGCCTTGCAAAGGGCGGTGATCGCCTCACGGCGCTCGCGCTCCGCTTCGACTGCACCGATTTTAGGTTCCGATGCGGCACGTGCTGCCGCTGCTGCCGCCGCCGCGGCTTGTTCTGCTTCTGTCATGTGATTGGCCTCCTGGGCCTGTGGTGAAATGGCCGCGGTGGCCGAAAATGAAGAAGCCCGCGGGGTGCGGGCTTCGGTTGGGGGATCGGTAATTGGTACGGGCTCATCCGGATCGGCAACGGCCGCTAATCCCAGATTGCGGCCCATGCCAACAGATGAATCAGCAGGCACTGAAACCAGGCTTACCTCGTAGGGCTCCCAGTCAGTCATCCGATAGACGTCGCCTTCGGTGTCGCTGCTCGAATCGAGCACCATTTTGTGGATGCGATAGCCGACGGACGTGTTGACGAGAATCTGATCGTCGACGTCCTGGAGCGCATCGACCGCAGCCGCTGACTTGCCGAACCGCGCATCGCCGCGGCCGACCTTATCGGCGCCGATCTTCGCCGCGTCGATCACGCCGACTTGATTGCGCATATTGTGATCGCGCAGCAGCGGCGCGCGGCCGCTGTTGATGAACGCCATTCGCGCGGCGCCGGGCGAGTGATCTAGTTTCTCGCCGCCGTACCATCGCTGAACGACGGCTTCCGACGAAAAGGACATCCCTCGGGTTCGTTTGGCGTCAGCCATTGTCGGATGCTCCGCGTGTGAATTCGCCGCCATCGCTGGTGAAGCAGGCATCACGTTTCTGGAACTCCGCCGCGTTCTTGTCGCGGAATCGCTTGGCCTGCTCCTCGGTGACCTGGCCGAGGGTGAGCGTCTTGCCGTTCTCGAACGTAAAGACTGCCTCGCGCTTGGCCGCGTCATAGACCATCTGCACTTCTTTCGCCATCTGATAAAACTCCTCGCGATTTAACCTTGGGCCTATGAAACGAGGCGCGCGCGTGCTGGCGGCGCCTTAGTCGGCTGCGCCTGTACGGGCGTGACCGGTACCTCAGTTCCACTTACATCGACATTGGGATCCGCGGGCAGCGGCTGCGTCTGACCTTTGTCGTTGAAGGCCACTGGATCAGTCTCGAACGTCAAGTCCTTCGCCTTCATCAAGTCGAGTTCGCGCCGGCGAGTGTCCAGAATGTCCTCAATATCCTGACCGCCGGCAGTTGCTGCAATCACGTCGGTAACCGTCGTGAAGCCGCTGCGGACGGCCGACTTGTAGGCTGCAACCTCACTCGTCGGATCGATCCATGACCAGCCTCGGGGCTTGTATCGAACCGCCTCGAACTTTCGCGGACCGAGCGCGTACTGCGCGACAGAAATACTTGGGATCTTCTCCGCGAGCACCGCCTGCCGCAGCCATTCCTTATGGATGACTGAGCGAAAATCGCAGATGAACCATGACTGAAAGAACTTCCAAAGATCGCGGTCATCGAGCAACGCCAACCGGCCAGAGCTGTACGTCGTCTGCGAATAATCGCGAGACAGCGATTCGTACGAGACCCCGGCGCCGGCGGCCACTTCGCGCAACATCATGCGCATAAACGGATCTGCGGCAGGATTCGGCGAAGTCGGCGATGGAAGGATGATTTTCTCGCCAGGATTCGTGCGCTTGAGAATCCCCGGCTCCATCTCCATCTCGACGCTGCCATCATCAGTCGAACCATCTGCAGCGTTTGCATCGCCGAAGGATTCGGAATCTTCAGGCGTCTCAATACCGCCGGCCATACTCGCCTGCGTGCGGGCTCGAATAATCTCAGCTTCCGCGTAGCCGTCCATGTCGTTGAGCCTACGGGCGGCTGTATGCAGCCAAGGCTCGCCTCGCGTCTGCGGCCATCTGTCGATGATCGCAAGGTGAATGATCTGATCAGCGGGAACTCGCTCAATCAGGGTGCTGTTGTAGTCGCCGTAAAACAGAATCTCGCCCGGATGTCGCTTTCGTATCCAGTAGGCGACGGGCTTTTGAAAGGGATCGACCTCGATGCCCATTCGAAATTGATTGCCCGGCTGAACATTGACAAAAGGCGCATCGATATAATCCGCAATCCGTTCTGCCTCTATCATCTCAAGGGCGAAAGGCACGCCCATCGGGCCGAAAGCGCTGTAATGCTTCCTGACGAATACCTCGCCTGCCTCGAATACCTGGCCCATGCAGGCGCGCTCAAGGTGCTGAAATGCCAAGCGGCCACCGGTGTGGCAATTCTCAGCTTCTGCCCACTGGCACCATGCGTCCTCGATGTCAGAATTGACCCGATCATTGAGCTCATCGCGAGAAGTTTTGACCTGCGCCTGCAGTCCTATGCCGCTGCCGATCACATTGTTGACGACGATTGTGCGAGCGCGCTTTGCGAAACTTGAATCACGAACGAGCTGACGAGCTCTCGCCCGTAGCTTGATAATGCTCGCGACAAGTTCAGTATCTGCGCTGCTATTCGTCGATTTCCAATCAGAGTTCAATCGCGAGAGCCGCGCAGCGGCATACATTCTCGTGCTAAATCCTGACTTAATCTGCCGATTCAGAGCGCGAATCGGCTTGAGTAAGCCAGAAGAACGAAGAAAGCCGCCGATCGCGCGCCAAAAACCGCGGCCGCCTGCGGGAGCGCCGTTAACCACGTGAGAACCTCACTTTGATGTTTCTCCCAGAGCCAGCGGTGGCGCCCCGCTCCTCGGTCCGCACCCGTTGGCGCAGCTTGTCTTGCCAGGTCAAAAGCTCCTGCAGCGGGATCCTCGACAGCGATCGCCCGTTGATGGTCATCGCCAATTGATCAGATGAGGCGCGGCCCTCGAGCGTCGATTCGAGCGCATCCAACGTACGGCGCGCCCAGCTGCGCTGATCCCGCGTGCCGCTGGCGGCAGGATCCGGTTTGATGTCGAACCAGCCATCCTCGACCGTGTAGCTCGACGTGCCATCCGTGACCCGCACCCACCATTTGTACCGGCCGGTCTTGTAGCCAGACGTCGTGCTGGCGACAACATTGAAACTCTGCGCGGTACCAGAGGCAGTGGCCGTAGCGTTGATCTGCGAGCCGCTCATTTCCGCGTACAGCGTTGCAACCCAGGTCGGCTGCGGATAATTACCGTAGCCGCGGGTGAATACCCACGTGTCGCCGGCAATCAAGGTGCTCGGCACTTGATCGGGAATTGCAATAGTCATTTACCAACTCTTCGCCCAACCGCGACGCTGCTGCCGGATACGCCTGACGACGGGCCTTGGCGCAACTGGCTCCGGCTCTTCGACAACTTCTTCGGTCGTGTCATGGGTTGGTCCGACTTCTTCCTGAGTGACTTGAGCAATAGGCTTTGCATGGCGACCGATGAGCACGCGCGGGCCGCCGCGGCCGATCATCGCGGCGTAGGCATAGACCAGGCAGTCGAGGGCTTCTTGCCGGACGTTTGCCTTCTTCGGCTTCCAGAGCCGCACCTTGCGGCCCTGGACCTGGCGAAACACGACGGTCTCGGAGGTCAACTGCTCCAAGAATTCAGCCGTCGTGTCGGCATCGAAATGCACGTAGCCGGGTCCCGGCTCGGTGACTTTTTTAAGCCGCCCATAGAGCAATTCTTTCGCCGTGTCGACGCCGATCATCCAGAGCGAGACCCGCGACTTGGAACTGCGCGAGGCCTTCTTCGGCCAGATCAATCGGCCCGGGCCGCCTTGACCCTTGATCGCGAAAACTCGAAATCGTTTGCGCTCGGAGCAGTAGCGATATACGTGCTCGGTGAAATGGCCGCCGGAATCAACCGCCGCCGCTTCGATCAGCAGTTCCCTACCGTCGTCGGTCTTCCAGCGTCTACGCAGAATCGCGTCGTGTTCGAGCCATAGCGCCTTGGATCCGGGATTGCCGCGAAGCACGATGTGCTCGACGCGCCAGCATTCCTCATCGGTGCCCCAGCCCCATACGGTCGTCTCTAGGCGATCGTCCTGGACATCCGTTCCGGCTGTCAGCAGCAAGACGCCAGGCGGCAACTGTTCGGCTGTATAGGCTTCCATGCGCGCCGCCAAGCCCTTGGTCTCGAGCGTCTCGCCCTTGTCTTCCCACGTCTCGCCGAGCGCGGTGTTGATCCAGGTCTGCAGCGTCTCGGGGAACTTCTTGGCGGCCAGAAACGCGACCGCCATTTCGCCCCACGTTACCCAGGGAGAGTAAATTTCCGAGATGTGGAAACCGGCAATACCCTTCGACGGCTTCGTCGCGCGCCATTCGCCGGTGCGCAGCATCGTCGCCTTGTCCGAATCCGTGAGCACGGCAGCGCAGTGCTGGCACGTGTACCAGGCCTTGGCCGGCTCGTCATCCCACTTGACCTGCGCCCAGATGAGCCTCTGAAACTCATTGCAATGCGGACACGGCACGAAGTAGAAGCGCTGGTCAGACTCGTCGAATCCCGCCTCAATGCGGCTCGACCCTTTAACCGTCGGCGTTGAGCCTGCCAAAATTTTACGATTCCAGAACGTCGTCGTTCGCTTTTTTCCTAAGCTGTACGGGTCGCCCTCCGTTCCGGCGCTCGACGGAAAACGGTCAACCTCATCGCATAGAAATATGCGGATAGGCCTTGAGGCGAGACCCGCCGGCGAGTTCGCGCCAGCAACCGTCAGATGGCCGCCCGTAAATTTCTTATGCAACAGCGTGTTGCCGCTGTCCCTCGCTTTTGGATCCGCGACCTTCAAGCGCAAGCATTCGGTATCTCGCAGCATCGGCGCGAAGCGATCCTTAGACCAGGCTTCGGCCAAATCAAGTGTCGGCTGCACCAGCAGGATCGGCGAAGCATCCTGATCGATGAAATAACCAATCACATTGTTCAGGATCTCGGTCCAGCCAATCTGCGCGGACTTCATGACCCATATTTCTAGAATCAGCGGATCAGAAACGGCATCCATAATGCCGCGCTGATACGGCGCCCTGTCAGTTCGCCATTGACCCGGTTCCGCGCTCGACTCGCTGCTTAGCCTTCGCTTTGCGTCGGCCCACTGGCTTACCGTCAGAACCGGAGGCGGCGCCCACACCCGAGCCGCTTTGTCGTGCAGCGCCTTCAGGCTCCGCAAGCTCCGCGAGCGCCGCGTAGATTTCAACTCTGATGAGTGCGGCGATGACGCCGACGTCTGCGACATTTGCAAGTTGTGGACCTAGTTTCGTTGGCAGCGATAAGAGCTTCGCTCGGGCCGATGCGATCATTTCAATCCAGGCGGCGGCAACGACTGCCGTGTCGGCCAACTCGCCGCGGCGCACGGCGTTCTCTGCCTCGGCCTTTTCCGCTTGCGCAGCCGCCAGGCGCTGGCGCTGGTCGGCGAACTCACCGTCGCGGTCCGTGTACCAGGCAACGCACGCCGAACCGTCGTAATTGCCAGACGCCAGGCGCGGAAGACCTTCGGCCTGCCAGTCCCGAATAGACCGCGGCGTGACCCCGAAGAGCTCCGCGGCCTGCTTCTGCGTCAAATCATGAACGTTAAGGGAAGGAAGCTTAGAGGCCTTGGAACTAGCGTGTTTTCGCGGCGCCACTGGCCAC